CAGTCTCCCACAGACCCGATATCTCGGGCCCATACAAATGGTTCATGAGAACCATCTGGAAGGACAGAGGAAATCTGTCCGTGGCAGACGTCAGGTCAAATGAGTGAATTGGTTTCCCTTTAGAAAGTCTTAGGGCCCTTTTAAAGCCCTCATTCTGATTAAGGGTACAATCCGCATCGATTTGACTGATCACTCCAAGCAATTGCTCATGGAAGGGCTTCAGGGCCTGTTGGGTCCAGAAGTCTACTATGGCAATTATCCTTGTCTTCCCACCATTTTCTGGTAAGAAGGCAAGTCGCCCAAGGTCATAACTACCCTTGGGAGCGTGGAGCAAACAATTTCGGAACGAGGAGAGGATCGGATGACCAGTGAGTGTCAACAGCTTCTTGACAGCCTCTAATAATTCGGGTCCTGCGTTAAGCAGAGCCCGGGCGTCAAGGTGAGCTGATGGTACGGCTGGACCGTTAGGTCCAGATCGTGCCCCGAAGGTTAAATCAACCCTTGCTTTTGGCGTGGGTTGCTTCGGTATCTTCTTCTCGAGGAAGGTTTTGAATTCCTCAAGGAGTTGACTAGGCACTGGTTTCCCAGAGTCAGTGATCGAATTAACATTCAGATCAGGTGGTAATACTACTAGTAGGTGTACACCCGCGAGGGTTAACCCTATTCTCTTTGACCACTTGTCTCCTGTTAAAAGGGGGATAAGAGGTTGGAGGGTCCTAGGAATGTTGGTCCCTTTCACTGTCTTACGAAACGGGATAGGATGGAAAGGTTCACCAGTGGCCAGTTTAAGGGCCACTTGGTACATACCTTTTGAGTTTGCCACAGCATTCTTCAGGCCTTCGTTTCTTGCTAACGTAAGAAACGCTGAAGAGTACTGTGTCCAAGCTTGTTTGACAGTGTCATAAGAAATATTGGCTCTGCCGAACGTATTCACGAGAGACAGCATTGTCTTTAAATGAATATTCACGAGTCTTACACGTGAGTCTAACCGATCGTGAGGTCGATTAGGTGTTTTGGTTGAACCGATTCTCTTTGTTATCATTCTTTGTTAGAGTGGTAACTGATGCTCTCGCCATTTGTAAACAAACGGTTGCCTTAATCAGTG